GGAAAGCAAAAGACGATATTACTTTACTAAAAGCAGCAATTAAATATTTAGAGCATCATTCGCAATTCGCGAATTAAGAATAGTAAGAATTAACCAAGGACGGTTAAAATGGCTGAAGCAAAAATAGCACTTGAATCAAGAATAGTGCGCAATGAAGTCAATGTTGCCAGTATTCAAGATGATATCAAAGAAATTAAGCGAAACATTCGATGGATTATAGGTATCGTCTTTAGTTTGAATGGTACAATCGTAGGACTTCTAGCGAAAGCATTAAGCTTAATGTAGTAGGGACACTGCATGATTAATCGAGGACAGAACTTCAGTCAATTTCCATTGAACATTTTAGGATCTAGTACGTTTGGACGATATCCGAAGATTAGTTCTGAAAAAACCTATAATATGTTTATTTCTGATACGGGACTTGTGGATTATGGTGGCTATCAGATTGCAATACCTTCGGCAGCCTTGGGTAATGGTGCTGAAGGAAGGGCGATTGTCAGAAGCACGAAATTTAATAAAGAAGTAGTGGTAATAGGACTTAATGTTTATTTAGTTGTTATAGAATATAATCAACAACTTGAGAAAGTTGAATTTTATGAAGTTGTACTGATTGGTACCTTACAAACATCAACAGGTTTCGTTTATATTGCTGAGAATAATAAACCTCAAATTGGTATTTCAGATGGCACCGCATTTTATCTGTATGATCCAACTTTAACACCAACTTTTCAAACGATCTCCCTTAATTTCACGCCTGGTTATTTAACCTTTCATGACACTTATTTTATTTTAGCCGCTTCAAATGATACCACTTATTCTCCTCCTGCAAATAATACTTGGCGTTTATCGGGTAGCAATGATGGTACTTCGTGGCCTTCTTCCTCATCAAGTGTAGGTCTATTGCAAACGAAACCAGACAATGTTCAAGCAGTCGTACGCTTTCCATCTAAAGGCAATATGATATTTGTCATGGGTAGTATTGTAACAGAAGCTTGGTTTGATACCGGCTCACAATTATTCCCTTATCAGCGCAATAACCAATTCACAATCGATTATGGATGTATTCAACCCGCCACTGTTGCTTACATGGATGAAGTGGTCGCATGGCTTGCTCAAAATGAGAAATCAGGACCTATTATTGTTTATTCCGAAGGAGGAATGCCTCAACCAATTAGTACTGATGGAATTGATTATTTATTTGCGCAACTTCAAAATCCACAAGATTCACAAGCTTTCATGTATCAACAAGATGGTCATCTTTTTTATCACATTAATTTCTATTCTGATAATTTATCGCTTTTTTACGATTTCAAAACAAAGCGATTTTATCATGCATCCGATCAGGATTTAAATTATTTTATTGCCAGCCAAGTCGCCTTTTCAAACAATCAATATTATTTTGTGACTAAAAATAATGGGAATGTTTTTTCTTTCGATACTGTATTTACTGCGTATCAAGATGTAGACAGTTTAGGAAATGTGGTTCGATACGAAATTCCCCGTATTAGAGTTTGTGCTAATGTCAGGACTCCAAGCCAAGATTACATGGTCATTAATGATTTAGGATTTACCATTGAATCAGGAGAAACAGATTATTTGCAGCAATCTTTAGGTGAAATAATTCTCATTACTCAAGATGGACATCAATTAGTTACTCAAGGTGATTTTATTCAATTAGTTACTCAAGATGAAAATTATCTAACCACGCAAGATGGAAATTTGTTAATTGCTCAGCAAACAGGTCTTGGAGAGGGCAGCATCCTTATCGCTCAACAGCAAGCGAATACGGGGACTTCTAATTTATCCCTACCTAGAGTCGACTTATCCATTTCAATCGATGGAGGGGCTACTTTTGGGAACTCTTGGGCCTATTATTTGCCGCCCATTGGTCATCGTAAGAATAGATTGATGTGGTGGCAAATTGGGATTGCTAATGATTTTGTCGCGCAATTCAGATTTGTTGGGATAGGACGATTTGTAGCTTTCGACGGGGTGGTTAATACTCGAATATGAGGAAGAACTTACAACTTTAAATATTGTAGCATTCAGAACAAATGCAATAGTATCATTTGAAAAAAATAAGCCGAACGAGTTGTAACACATATGTTCGGCTTATAACAACAAGACGGAGTTAGTATAATTCATATGCATTAGTCTAGCAAATCTTTCTAAAGAACAAATTGATTTAATTAGTGATTATCAAAATGAAATAACAGAGAATGTGAAAAACAAAGCCGAACATATGGGTTGCCACCCGTTCGGCTTATAACAACAAGACGGAGTTAGTATAACTAATGAGCACCAATAATAGCAAACATATTTTTTTTCAATTACCTAAAATAATTCATACTGATCCAAACACTACGAATGATCATCAAATTTTGTTTATGATTTTATATGAACAAATCAGACAGCATCAATGTTGGAATAAATCTAATAAATGGCTTTCTATTCAAGCAAAAATAGGAATTTCTCAATTAAAAATTAAATTAAATGATTTAGAAAAATGGGGATATATCATTAGAAAAGGTCGAGGATTAAGCAGAAAATTCATGTTAGGTCGCAAAATGATCAATAGGCCGGAATCTAACCCTGTTCAAAAACAAAACAGGCCGGAATCTAACCCTTGTGAGGCCGGAAATCAACCTTTGAACAGGCCGGAATCTAACCCATATAATAAGAATATATATAAGAATATTACTAAGAAGGAGCATTTTACTTTTTTAACCCATGAAGAAATAAAAGAACTGGAATATTGCGTAAAAGGTAATTTTGAATTAGGACCTGAATTCAAGCATTTACAACCCTACTTGACTGTCAAAAGAAGTTGAAATTATTAAATACTCACAAAGTTCAATTTAGGGTTTTACCGCATATCCAGCCCAAACTGGCAATGAAATAGCTAAGCTTGGTATGAAAAAAATCCGAATATGAAAGTTAAAGATGAACATAAATATTTATTTGAAACATAATAAACTTGACCACTTAAAGAAATAGTTTAATAATTGAACAAACATGAAAAGGACTTCATAAAATGGCAGAATCAATTTTCCAATCGATATTTCCAGATTTGCCGAGAGAATCTCCAGCAATTGATGAACATGGTGATTTTACAGGACTATGGAGTTTAGGTTTTGCATCCCTATTTCAAGCCTTGCAACATAACTTCAAAAACGAGGGAATTCTCTTTCCTCCGCTAACCTCCGTACAAGCCGCACAGATAGCGAGCTTGTATACCCAGTACTTTACCCCTACCTCAGTGCCGTTACCTCCAGGAATACAGGACATTAGCGGCCAAACGATTTATAATACGACCATCTTAGCTCCACAGATATTTATCATCAGTTACGATGGTGCTACGCCTCCGAATGTAACAGGCGCTAGATGGTGGACATTTACCATCACTTAACCAAAGTGGTAATATATTAAAAAATGATTTAAGGACGAATCATATGGCTTCATATACCAACCCAGCTAGTCAGGCTTTGCCATTGATTGGCCAAATCCCTTCGCAAACACTGCCTTATTTACAGCCCTATGCGAATCAGGGTGCTTCATCAATCCCTCAACTGCAGGAGCAATACAATCAGCTTTTAAATAATCCAGGACAAAAACTAAATAACATTGGTTCTGAATTCCAACAGTCCCCTGGATTTAAATTTGCCTTAGAACAGGCCTTAGGAGCCAATAGCCGTGCGAACGCCGCTGGGGGTATGGCAGGGTCACCTCAGCATGAACAACAGGCTATGGAGCTTGCAACGAACCTTGGCAACCAAGATTATTACAATTGGATGAATCACGCGATGCCTTTGTATAACCAGGGACTGCAAGGAGAGCAAGGATTTTATAGCGGCGGTTTTCAAAGCGCCAATAGCATGGCTGACATGATTGCACAAACATTAGCCCAAATGGGACAGACAAATTACACTGGCCAACAAAATATGAATCAGATGCAAAATCAAAACCAAAATGCAAAATATAACTTATTAGGCCAAGGCATTGGTGCTGCCTCTGCATTTCTTCCGGTGATTGGAAAATCACCGATGATTGGAAAAGGAATAAACAGCTTATTTGGCGGAGGTAATCAATAATGGCTTTTTCGTTTTATGGATATCAGCCTGAACGGCCTATGGAAAATCCGCTAAACAATGTGATTAAAAATCTGTTGGGTGGTTATACGGAAGCCACTAAGGCGCGCTATTTACAACCTAACATGGAAGAGCAGCTTAAAAAATCAAAGCTCTATAATCAATATTATGGGCCTAATATGGAGTCTCAAATTGGACTTAGAGGAGCTCAAGCAGGACATTTGGGTGCGATGACAGAGGGTTTAAATATCTCCAATCCTTTTTTACGACAAAAATTAGAGCAAGAACAAGAAAAAAGAGCATTTGAATTGCAAAATCCTTTCTTCGGTCAAACAGGAACTTCAGGAGATTTGGGGAGATTGCTGTATTTACAAGAAATGATTAAGAAACATCCTGAATTGGGTAACCAAATTAATGGCGCACAGCAATCAGGAATGTCTCCGGAAGAGCTCTCCCAACAAGGAAAATCATTTGTTCCTTCCATTAATCAACAAGCGCAACAACCCATTCCACAAGAACAAGGGCATAATTTTGATTACAATAGCCTGATACAAAATGCATTCAATAAAGTTGCTCAAGGAAAAAATCAACAATTTGCTCCAAGTAACATTGGAAAATTACAACAAGAATATGCAAAGGCTAAAAGTGGTATTAACCCAGTAACTAACCAACCATTTGAAAACGACCAAGAAAAGGAAGAGTTTTTAGCCCCTTATAGTGAAAAACTTGGTGGCTTAAAATCAGGCGAGCATTATCTCTACGATCCAGAAAATCACGAAAAAATTGGTATTCAACGTCCTTTCACTCCAAAAGAGAGAGAAAGCGAAGAAGGAAGTGTGTTATTTAATCAATTTTATCCTGATATTAACAAAGGATTTAAAGATTTCATTGGTAAAGATTCAGTTAAAAACTTTATTAAATATGCAAATGATTATGGAAAAAATGAAGAAGCTACAAAAAAGATAAATGATTTATTATACGCATCTAATCTTGTCACTGCTGGCGTTATCAATGAGCAGTCAACATTAAACGCGGGCAAAACAAATGTAACCTTTAGAAAAATACTTGAGTCATTCCCTAAAAGTGACATTCCTAATTTAATACAACGTTATGGTAAAGAATTAAAGCTTCCTTCTACTGCTTTTTATCAGGCAAATCAAAGGTTTCAAGATAAGGTTTCCAATTCTCGTCAGTTAGCACAAACCCAAATTCCTCAATTTAAAAAGGTTTATTTTCATCCTGATAAATACTTAAAAAGTACTGAAGAAAAACCAAAGGAATCAGAAAATAAATTTTCCGGTGAAAAGGAAAAATCTCATTACTCCGATGAAGATATAAAACATACCGCTAAAATATATGGCATTTCTGAAGAAGAAGTTCATAAAAGAATAAAAGAAGAAGCAGTTCGTAAAAAAACAAAAAAGGCAGGATGACATGGATAGAGATTTATTTAAAGAATACGGCATAAAAGCTGAACCAGTCGATATCTTTAAAAAAGAAGGTATTTCACAACCTGGTAAAAAAGGCTGGAAAGGAGTGCGACATGAAATCTATGAATCCATTGCCGAACCTCTCAGACATCCGTTAACAAGCGCAATTGATGCTGCTGCGGGATTAGGCTCCGAAACATATGGTCTCGGAAAACAAGCACTACAATTGCCTTTTGATGCAATAAGAGGCCATGTACCACGCTTAACAAAAAACCTTGCACAAGGATTTGAAAATTTTGTTAATATGCCGGCAAATATTGCGGGATATCTAGGAAAACATGGAATAGGATTTCCTGAGGATATCGGTGAGAAAGCTCATATCAAAGTTAATCCATTTGAAATGGGTGAACAACAAGCAGGTGATGTATTAGCACAAGGCTTACCTTCATTAGCTGTTTTAGGGCCTTTAGGGGAAGCAGGTCAATTGAATCAATTATCACGCGCAGGCGCAAGAGGATTAAGTGGTGCTAGCATTGGATTAACCCAAAATCAAAATCCAATACACACTGCATTATTAAATGCTGCAATACCTGCTGCTATTGAAAAAACGCCGGGTTTTACAAATAAAGCAATTGCCAATACATTGTCTAAAGATAAAAAAATTGCCACTCAAGAAGCTGCACAAAAGTATAATAAATGGTTCAATCAGGCAAGAGAGTATGGAGTTAATAAAATTAAACGTCCTAATATTATGGCAGGTGACATAGTCACTCATTCAGTGCCAAAACATCATGAAGCATTAGTTAAATTTTTAAATGAACCTACTTTAGAACATGCACATTGGGCGCAAAGTGATTTAGGGTTTTTAAAACGACATTTAGAAAATATTGCTAAGAAACAAGATTTAACTTCCACACAACATAATACATTAAAGAATGTCATTCAAGCTCAAAATAGAATAAAACAATCAATGTTTAATGAAAAAAATATGAAAGCTAACCCAAAAATGCAAGAACAATATAATCAACTTAGTGGAGATTATGCGCAAAACGTTGTTCCACTGAAATCCTTGCAAGAGCTCAGTGAATATGAGCAGAAAAAATTAAAACCTAATAAGCTAATTCAATCATTACTAAATAACGATGAGTTTATGCTTGGAATAGGAAAAAATTATCCACAAATTCAAATAAATAGAGCCTTAAGAAGTAAGCCTGCAAAAATAATTGGAGGAACATTATTAGGTGGTTCCTTAGGGGGATTAGGCTTTGAAGGCGGAAGAAAACTCATTCAATGATTGTTATACTCCACAAGTGCATATACAATACGAATTTTTTGAGGTTACAATGTTTCATTTATTATATTACTTTCCCATTGGTTGTTTGATTTATTTAATTATTGTGAAACCTATAATTGAAGGTGATTAAAAATTATAAATTCTTTAATAAGATCCATAAATTATCATTATGGATTATAGCTATTGAATTAAATTCAATTATAATTCCTATTGCATTAAAACAGTTTAAGTTTATGTAGGATAATCATGACAACGAAAGACAAAAAAATCCCTAAAGAAAATATTCACTATCCTCCTGATAACGATAGGATTGATGTACGTGTTGCATTATTAGAACATTCCATTGCAACGATTAATGATACTTTAGATCGCTTGGAAAATTCATTCAATCGTCTTGAGACTAAAATGGATGTAGGATTTTCTGAGATCAGAAAAGAAATGAAATCAGATTTCCGTTGGCTATTAACAATTATTGCAGGCTTAGGCGCTATTATGGCCCACGGCTTTCATTGGTTCTAAAATAAGTTTAAAATAGATTATTTGACAAAGGATTGTCATGCCAATTAATCCCGCAATACTCATTGCAGCTCCAATTTTACAGGACTATTTTTCAGATAAGGATGGCACTGCAATGGTTGGAGGCACTATAACATGCTTTCATGACAACAGCCGATCAATCCTTAAAAATTGGTACTATCAAACAGGAACAGCGGGTAGTTATTCTTATCTTCCTCTACCCAATCCACTTACACTCAGTTCTGCGGGTACTATTACTGATATTAATGGAGTAGATACTATTCCATTTTTCTATCCTTATAGTGAAATAGATGAAAATCAACACGATCCTTATTACATAACTATTGTTAATCATGATAATACCAATCAATTAACGCGTGCCAACTTTCCATTCTTAGGAATTTCTGGTGGCAATGTTATGGGTACTTTCTCCTATACCAATGTTATCTCAAACAATGGATTTTGGCGTAACGCTGCTCCAAACACATTAAATGTTAGCCCTTTTACATCAATTACATTGAATACAGCGGTAACGGCTCAACCTGATTTTAATGGCAATCTTTTATCAACAGTCGTAGCTCCCAGTCAACACGATGGCTTTGGTATGCCTGATATTCAGTTTTTAATTAATAATACAAGTACTTCTGATTTTGCTACTTTTATTCCCTTCCCGCTTGGCAATGCTCAGCCTATTCCGGGTTATATTGTCCCTGAATATTTTCTTAATCATATCTGCACTAACACAGGAAGTGGAGTTACTCAAAAATGTTATTCATTTCCAATTTCATTGCATGTTAATACTTTAGCAAATGTGCCGTTTACAGGATTTATTGAAGCATTTAATGGTGGTGGCACAGGGGTGGGTCAAAACGTCATTACATTATTTATATTACAAGATACAGGAACTGGGACCACAACTCCAATACCCATTGAAGTTGCACAAATTACTTTAACACCTTCATGGAATAAATATTTTTTTACTGGAGTATTCCCATCAACTGCAGGATTAACCTTAGGCGCAGGCTCTGATGATGCACTCTATTTATTAGTTCAAATGCCGTTACAGACAACCTGTTCGGTTAATTTCACAAAACCTAGTATCTTCTTAAATCCTAATGGCATTGTTCCAAACAATGATTTTCAAACTTATAGTCAAGTCGATAGTATTATTCATTCTCCTAGAACAGGGGATGTACGTATCAGTATGAGACAACGCATTGATGGCGGCTGGGTTCCCATGAACAATGGCACCATTGGCAACGGCTCATCTACATCGACTGCTAGAGCAAATGCAGATACATGGCGATTATTTAATTTGTTATGGGGTTATTTCAGTACTTTTTATCCGGGTACAACTAACTCATTAGCTCCTATTTTAACCAGCGGTGGTTCATCAACTATCTATGGGACGTCAGCTATTTCTGATTTCACGGCTGGAAAACAAATTACCTTGACTCAAACAATGGGGCAAGTTTTATTAGGAACCGTTCCTTTTCAAAATTATTTAGGAACTTACTTTTCTACATTTACTGCCAGTAATTCGAGTGGCTTGTTGTTAATTACTACCACAAATTCTCTTGTGAAAGTTTTCAATGGAATGCCAATTTATTTCACAGGCGGAGTGTTGCCTGCAAATTTGATCGTAGGCACCATTTATTATGTGTCAAGTTTTGGTGGGGCTAATACATTTTTTGTTGCAGCTACATTTAACAATGCGATCACGAATAATGTTTTAACATTTGCTGCTGGCTCAGGTTCTGTCTTTGCGGCAGGTACAGGCACCTTTACTGGCGAATACGCTCACTTTCAGGCTTTATCTGAATTATCCCCACATACGCATAATCCTCTTACTCCAGGAGCAGACTTTATAGAGGCAAATCTAGCAGGCGCATTTACCATAAATTCAGGTGCAACAATTAGCAATACCTCTGCTACAACAGGTAATGTTACTGGCTTAACTACTCAAACTGCAGCGAACGTGACTCAGCCTGGTTATTTCATGAATCTCTTTATAAAACTATAAAGAGATGATTTAATAGTGTGACGTAATCGACATGACTCTATTTTATGTCGATGAAACAGATTTTTTTAAACATAAGGATATGTTTATATGTCTACAGAATTACATTTTGGGCGCGATTTACAAGGCTATAATGCAGACGCTCCTCAATTCCCCGTTGATATTTTTACAGCAACTTTGGCTACAGGTACGGACTCAAGTATTACGGTTCCTTCTAATTTTAAGACATGGGTCATGTATGTCACAGTACAACCAAATGGTTGGGTATGGGTATCTCGTAATGGAACTGCTGCCGTTCCTACAGGCGGCACATTTACAGCAGCCGTATCAGAATTAGCAGTAGGGACCTTTGAGTTTAGAAGGGTTGTATTTGCTGGGGATATCATCGATTTTATAACATCAAATACGACTTGTGATATTGAAGTTTCATTCCAAGCGACTATTTAAAACAAGGATTGTTTAAATGGCTATAGAAGAGATGTTCACCCAGTTGCCCACAGTGGCAACGGCTAATATGAGTGATATATTTTGTGCCGTACAAGGATATGTTCCTAGTACTAGTGTAGGGTTATCAGTTCAAGAAACATTGCAGCAAGTTTTTAACTTATTTCAATCTAATATCATTTTATTTAATGCTGGAAATCCTAATGGATCCGTTGCAGGATCAACCTATCAGTTTTTATGGGATACCAGTGATGATATTTTATGGATTTGTGTAACCTCAGGAACATCATCGACTGCAGTTTGGATTAGGGCTAATATCAATAATGGTTATACGACTACACCCACTGCCGCAGGCACAACCACCCTTACTATTCAAAGCAATTATTGGCAATTTTTTACAGGAACAACAACTCAAACAGTAATTATGCCAATAGTTAGCACATTAGCAACTGGTATTACATGGTCTATTGTTAATAATTCAACGGGTACTATCACTATTCAGTCCTCTGGTTTAAATACTATTACTACATTAGCAGCTGGACAAGTGGCTTTAGTGACTTGCATTTCTACATCTGGTACAAGCGCTTCTTCATGGAATGCAATTGTTTCTGCAATGGGTGGTGGCGTAACATCAATTACAGGAACAACTCATCAAATTATTGCCTCAGCTTCCACTGGCGCTATAACATTGAGCGCTCCTCAGAATATTGATACAACCAGTTCTCCAACTTTTGCAGCCCTTACATTAACAAGTCCGCTGACGGTTGGAAATGGAGGAACTGGAATTGCCACTACACCGACAAATGGTCAAGTCCCTATTGGTAATGGAACTGATTATACCGCAGCCACTTTAACCGCAGGCACCAATATATCCATTGCAAATGGTGCTGGAAGTATAACAGTGAGTGCGACAGGATTAGCGGGTATTGGTTGGGTCAATGTGACTGGCACGACACAAACTATGATTACTGATACAGGGTATGTAGCTGATAGCGCAACACTTCTCACCTTTATTTTGCCAACTACTTCTGCTTTTGGAACGATTATTTATGTGCAAGGATTTGGAGCCGGCGGTTGGGATATTACCCAAAATGCAGGCCAAAATATTCAGATAGGTGCTACATCTACAACTGTTGG